GACAGCTTAATAACCGCTCAGGACTCTGCTACAGGGATTTTATACCCTTTTTGGAGATTGGTTGAGCGATGTTTAGGCTACATGGGTCAATTTTGGGATTCATGGTACAGTTATCAGTTCAGATACTGTTCCGTGAATAATTCAGGTTAATTTTCTTAAAAATGGCTTATCTCCATTTAAGGATTCCTTTGCCATTTCATAAATCTTATCTAACATAGAAACTCCTTTCACCTAAAATGCTCTTCTGTTCTTTAAATTAATTTGAAACATCTCAACATTCACCTATCATAATCTTTTCTATTTTACAAAAGGTTCTGTCATTTTATAAATAAATCTCCTTAAAAGGTATTTCTTATATACTGGATACATCAAATTTCCGCCTTTAAAATATATTTCATTTATATCCTTAGCCTGTATTGGGACAGCTATATCTCTCAATGATTTCTCCAAATCTAATGTAAAACATTAATAAAACAACCTCACCAGACAACATTCCAGTGAGGTCATATAATCAAGCTTTCTGTTTAGGTACAAACTCAATCTTAAGAGCCATTCCCATACCATCCGCTAATCTTTTAAGTAAATTAACAGAAGGGTTCCTTGTTCCATTCTCAAGCTTGCTGATGTCTGCCTGATTAATACCAGTACGTTCTGCAAGTTCCTTCTGTGTCATATTCTGAGAAGTACGAGCATCCACAATAGCTCTTATGACATCCATCTCAGGCTGAATAGCTTCATATTCTTTTCTGAACTCATCATCCTTTAACTGCTTAGAAAGCATATCATCAAATGTTCTCATCCTTCATCACCCTTTCTATGAAATCCTTTCTTCTATCCTTTGCAATCTGAATCTCCTCTTTAGGAGTTTTCTGTGTCTTCTTAACAAAACCATTCGTCAATATTATTTTTCCCTCATAATAGAAAAAATATAAGACTCTGGAAATATCACTTCCAAATTTACAACGCAATTCAAATATTCCGTCATCCAGATGTTTACCGTAAGGTTCTCTAAGCATATTTCCCTTTTCTTGTAATATACCCAGCAATCCAAATATTTTAGCTCGCATCTTAGGATTAACTGAATCAAGAAATTGCTCTACTGGAACTTCTCCGTTTTCTTTTTCATATGCTATCAGTTTAAATTCTGTCATACAGTCTCCTTTGTAAATATTATATGGCATATATACCATAATGTCAATTATCCATTTAATATAATCATACCGAACTATTTCTCTAAAAAACATGTAGTAAGTGTGTAGTAGAGCACTTTTTCAACTAAGAAATGGCTTATTTATGAGCTTTGTAGGAGTATCTAGGGGATTTTTCGTGACATACCATCAATTTACTAAATCAATCTGAAATGCCTCAACGCATCCTTAATATACTCCACCTTTTCCTGCGGACATTGCTTCACTTCTGGATTCTCTTTCTTGGACTTATTATAGTTCTCGCCCATATCCAGTCCACACATCCGCTTAACCTGTGCAATGTAAGAAGTATGCACATTCACACCATACTTGTTCTTCACATATTCCTTAATCTTCGGATATGTAGCCTTTTCCTCTGATGTGTAATTACTCTCCTCATAAGGCCTCATTGTAACCTCAATCTTAGGTGTATCTTTTTTGAGGGATAATTTGACAACCGTCTCATCTGTACTTTCGTTGTCCCAATCCACGCCCAATACATTTCTGCCATTCATATATATCGGAAATTTAAACCGGAGACCTTTTAATATTCTGCCGTCCTTTTGTTCTTCCTCATAGATAAATACATCGGACAGAAAACTCTTTAAAAATATCTTCTTTTCCAGATCTGTAAATTTATCATACAGCTTATCAAAAAATAAAAGGAACTGATACACATTATCTTCTGAGATTTTGTCCTGCTTTATATTATAAAGCCTTGTCGTGACTTCTTCCATGGCATTCTCTATATCTGTAATCTCATCATACAGCTTATCAAGTCGTTCCTGCATATCATTGTACTTTTTATCATAATTCTTATCTGATACGGATAAATGATCCATCTGGTCTGCAAGCTTGTTCTTTGCTCCTGTTGTCTGGTTCAATCTGTCTTTTAAACCATCATATTCTCTGTCAAGCTCTGATGCATCAATACTGCCACCTATCTGCTTTCTGATTTCTTCCTCAAACTTCGAATTCGTGACAAATTTACGGATTATCTCCTCTACCGCCACATTTATCCTGTCCTCGTTCCATTGTCTTTTATAGGTGCAGCGATGTCCGTCAACCAATTTTCTATGCTTGCAGGCATAATAAAAATAATCCTTGTAATAAGCTCCGTCCGGATGCTTCTTGCGGTTCACATTTCCATACATACCGCTTCCACAGACAGGACATTTGATAATTCCAGATAAAATATGCTCATGTTCAAGGCTGTGCGTTTTTACCTGTAAAACACCTGTCTCCTGACGCTTTCTATGTGCCTGATTCCACATTTCTTCTGATATGATTGCCTCATGGATTCCATCACTTATCATGTATTCCTTTTGTTTTACGATATGATATTCACTCCTTGTTCCCGGAATCTTCTCATTTTTTCTTCTTCCAAATGCAAGCTTACCGCAATATATCGGATTGTCCAGCACACCTTTGACGAATGATGTAGAAAAACCTTCAATTGTGTTATTCTGGCGAAGCTTTTTCTTATAACCACTGTTGTTAAGAAATGCAGCTATCGCAGCCATTCCCATCGTTGTATTGACAAACTTGTCATATATAATTCGGATAATCTCGGCTTCATCTTCTGCAATGATAAGTTCACCATTTACCAGCTGATAACCATATGGTGCAAAGCCACCATTCCATCTGCCTTCTCTCGCTTTCTGTCTGCGGCCTTCCATTGTCTGGACAAGAATATTCTCACGCTCTATCTCTGCTACCGCAGATAACACAGATATCATCAGCTTTCCGGCATCCTTGGAGCTGTCAATTCCATCCTCTACACAGATAAGATTAACCCCATAATCCTGCATTTTCTGCAATGATGATAAAACATCTGCTGCATTTCTTCCAAATCTTGACAGCTTAAATACCAGCACATAATCAATATCATCTTTACCATTTTCTATATCCGATAACATCTGTTTAAACTGTGGTCTGCCTTCCACACTTTTGCCAGATTTACCCTCATCAGAATATTCACCGACGATAGACATTTCCTGATAATCTGCATATTTCTTAAGCTTGTCCTTTTGTGCATCAAGGCTGTAGCCTTCTACCTGCATGGAAGTGGAAACTCTTGTGTATATGTAACATTTCTGCTGTTTTTTCATGGTTTTTCATCTCCTGTGTCTAAAAATCCGTCTATTTCAGTTGTCCATAATTCCATACAACTGGATTGTATGAAATGCTTTATTATTCTTCCATACCTTCTTTTTCGTTTTCAGACAATGCTGGATGCTGCATATAAAATATTTCTTTCTGCCTTTCAATCTCTGCTTTCAACTGCTCCTTGGTTGGCAGATATGTGAGATATTTCGACATAAAAAGTCTGTCGTTATCATGCAGTACGGAATACCTTGCTATATCTTCATCTGTTTCCGCACAAAGTAATATACCAAGTGTAGGATTATCTCCCTCCTTACATTTCAGTTCATCATACATCCGGACATACATATCAATCTGTCCCACATCCTGATGAGTGATTTTTCCCATTTTTAAATCTATAAGTACATAACATTTTAACTCAATATTATAGAAAACAAGATCAATAAAATAGTCTTCTGTCTCAGTAACAATATGCTGCTGTCTGGCAACAAAAGCAAATCCCTTTCCCATCTCCATAAGGAAGTCCCTGATATGTGTTAAAATAGCTGATTCCAAATCACTTTCAATATAAGAATCTTCATTTTTGAAGCCAAGAAACTCTGCAACAATCGGACTTTTTAGGAGTTCAAATTTATTCCTTTGATTTTCCGCTGTTTTCTGAAGCATTTCATTCATGACAGCATCTTTCTTTGGTGACTGCATTAATCTGTAATAATACTGTGTGCTGATATTTCTATCTAAAGTTCTCGAGCTCCAACTTTCATTTGCTGCTTCGTTCATATACCATAATCTGGCATTTTCATCTGACACACGTAAAAGTGCTCTAAAATGTGTCCAATTCAGATTGTGAACGCATGCGTTCACAATCTGTTCATCCGGAAAAGCAAGATAAAATTTGCGAAAATACTGCAGATTTCTTTTTGAAAAGCTTTTCCCATATTCCTTCGTAAGTTCATCTGCTAACGCTTCAATTAGAGCCTGACCATATTTTGCCCTTTCTTTTCCAGCCTGTTCCTGCTCCACAATACGCTTCCCTACATGCCAATAGGTAAGCACCATAGCTTTATTTGCCGCATTGTATGCCACTTCTCGACCTGATGAAATAATTCCCTTTATATCAGTAATCACAGCTTGATAGTTAACGATATCATTTGCCATACCATTTTACCTCACTTTCCGGCTCTCTATAAGAACCTCTCCAATCCATTGCTTTTAAACTATGAAATGTGAACACACGTGTTCACTATTGTCCCAACTAAATCTTATCATCGTTCCAACCTCTGTTCAACCTAAACTTTTTCAAGATGAAAGAATAAAACAAAAAGACTCCACTCTTATGAATGAAGTCCCGTAATATATGTATACATCCCGTAGCATATTATCTACAGGATGCCAGCTGCCTATGCAGCCTTTTTGTCCAGAAACTGTTTTACCCCACCTAAGTAATAACAGAACCTGTCAAATTGTTTCTGCCTATTAGCTTTCTCGTCATCAATTGAATCCTTGATCATCATACACACCTCTACTTCTTCTTTTATCTCTGGTGCATATTTAATAATCATGTCTGCAAGAAAGCTACAGCAGCGTTCAAAATCCTTGTTCATTGCCAAGCCTCCTTAAAATATTATCTTGTGAATAATTCACAGAACATATTTTATCGCAAGGCTTTTAAAAATGGAATAGATTTTACCAAACGGCAGTTTTCAAAAAACTTATCTATCAAAGATTAATTGTTCCCATGGTTCATATCCTGCCATGTAGCCGAATTCTTCCTCATTTCTGAATCCTTCAAGAAGTTTTTCTTTTACACCATCTAATATAGCTTCATCAATATCTCTGAACTTCATATGCTTATATAAACCGGACGTTCTAAAATCATACATAGTACCCACATTATCAAGAAGATGTTTTACCACCTTATATGTTCCCTCTACATCTTTCCCTGCACATACAATATCAAGCATTGGCGAATACTCATTATATTTTCCCATTTCCAATGTATGGGCAACTGCCTGTACTTTCCCTGACAAAAATCTCGCATAACCGATATCATTTTCCCGCAATGCCAGTCCAGCCATTGTGGAAAGAACAAAATTTAGTGTACTAAAGCCGGAAAAAATAACATTTTCATATTTTTCATATGCTTCTTTGATTTTCCCCTGCTCCTGGAGTAATCTTCCCTGATAATAAATTTTCATAGGATCGTGTTCTGAAAAATAGTCCAGATATTTTTCCGCCTTGGTGTAATTCTTCTTACGTAAATAAAATCCAAATAAGGAATCTGCTGCATGATGCTGTATCTCTTCATTCTCATCATGTAGTGCCAGCTCATACCATGCGTTAATCTGCTTATCATATTTTTCCGGATTCGTGCATTTATCCGTTATTCTTCTTGCATCAAGCATTACCGCAGCCTGCCAGATAAGCATGTTACAATTCGGATATTCCTTTATAAGCCTCAATGCCCATTCATAAGTCTTTTCATAGCCTTCTTCTGAAAACATCCTGTCCATCTTCCTGATAATTTCTTCGATTTCAGTATCTGAAAGATTTTCATGAAAAGAAAGTAATGTATCAAGCGAAATATCAAGCAGTCTCGCAATTGGTGCCAGCAGTTCAATATCCGGCTTGGAATTACTATTCTCCCATTTGTTTACAGCCGGTGTCGTCACGCCTAATCTGTTTGCCATCTCCTCCTGCGTCATACCAGCTTCTTTTCTATATTTTTTTATAACAACGCCTATATCCATTTGCATCATCTCCTAAAAAATTCAAAAGCTTTTGTATACTCAGCATATCAGATTCATATAGATTTCACAATTGAGCAGTATTTAATTTTTATTCAATTTAATTAACCAGCAGGAAATGTTGCATGATTAATCTGCTGTTTTGGTTGCTTTGATACTTCTTAGGTTGACGGCTAGATACGCATTAAAGATGTCTCCATCCAAATGCTGTTCTAGCAAGGGACTTTTCCCTTGAACCCTTTGTTTATTATATGTGGTGGCGCTTTTTGCCCCCATTTTATCACTTTGGTGGCGCTTTCTGCCCCCACTTTATGATTTTGACGGCGCTTTTTGCCACCACTTTTTATGTTCTGATTTCATTATAATCTTGTTTAGATTACAAATTTCAAAAAACGGGGGCGCAAAATGGAGCCATTTTTGAATTCCGGGGGCGCTTTTCGCCCCCAAATAGTGAAAGTGGGGGCACTTTCTGCCCCCACTCAGGATATGTTGCTAAAATACTGTTTAGATTTATCATACATACAAACTGGAATCTGTCTATACAATTATAGGTTTCAGTCCATTTTTTCTTATGTTTTCTAATTCTTCTGCAGTTAAGCACTGAGACTCATAAAGCCGTAGATATTCTTTGGATACATCTGAATCAAATATTAATACATCATCAGAATTTATAGTAACATCAACACCACTACGATACAGTTTTCCAATCGGATGCATAGACATATCTGCAACCCTTCCAAGTAAAATATTACTTGTTGGTGTAATATTTAATCTGATTTTATTATCTGCCAAAAAGCGGATTACTGATTCATCGCTGACTGCTGCTATCCCATGTTGAACCTCATCAAGTTCTAATTCCTCTACTGCTGTTCTTACGTCTTTAGCAGTCCCCCATTCTCCAACATGCGCTTTTAGCCTTAATCCTTCTTTTTTTGCACGCCGATAAATTCCTTTAAAATTTTCGATAGGTTGTGCTAATTCATCACCGTACAAATCAATAGAATAAAAATTCTTATTTCCCCAAAAATGCGATAAACAATCTTCTAAATAACTGATTGGACAATGTCTTGATAATCCAATTTGGAGCCTTAATTCTATATCGGGAGCGATTTCTTTTTGAGCACTTGTAAAAGCATTAACCAACTCATCAATATCATTATTAAAAAATTCATTTAAGCCCCACACATCTTCACCAATTTCAAGCACAGTTACTCCATCTTCCTTGGCTTGTTCAAAGGTTGCTCTGATTAAAAATTTCCTCATCGCAGTGCTATTAAAATCTTGATCAATATATTTTTGACTCCATTGATTCATCTCATCCATTGATGACAAAGGATTAACTAATGGCCCAATTTTTTTACGAGTTTTCTGATATATAAACATTCTATTTCCACCAAGCACAAAATGATTGTGCAAGTCTGCCTTAGGATACTTTCTTAATTCTTCCAGATTTCTTTGTTCCAATGCATATGTAAAAGTATTCATAAATAAATGCTCTCCTAGCTGTTTGATTTTCTCTACAAATTCCGATTTATCAAACACTTTTTATTTCTGCTGAATCATCTTAAAATGCTCCAATGCCTCCACAATTGCTCTCTCTTTATCTTCCGGACACTGTGGTTGCCTACTGTCTTCGTTTTTAGGTAAATTATAATTCTTTCCAACCTCAATTCCACATTTTCTCTTTACCTGTGAAATATACAGATTGGAAACTTTCATGCCGGCATTATGTTCCGCCACATACTTCTTTATCTCATCATATGTTGCCTTGGTCTCTGCTGATGTTATATCCACATCATCAAGTTCAATCGTGACATCAATGTAATCATCTGGCTTTTGTTTTAGTTGGGACAAAAGTACTACCGTCTCCACATGTGTCGATAGGGTAATTGAGATGCACTTTCCAGAGTTTTCACTGTACTCTGGGAGTGAAAAGTGTTGCACTCCTCTCTGATGAGGCTGCAAAAAATTGACATGATGCACTCTCTCCTGCCCCCGCATAGAAAAAGATTGCATTGTATTTTAGATGTAAGCCAGATTAGCTTACGATTGACTCTGCTCTTTCTCTATGATCCAATACTTCCAAAATTTCTTTCATATATTGTATCACAGATCATTTTGTTTTGGAAATCACTTTCCTCTCAAATGGGCAGAAGAAAACCTCCAAATCTGTTGTGGACTTGGAGGCTTGATTCCGACCATTTACTCTTTTTCAAAGAAATCTATGCTATATGTTGCGGAACAACAAAACTCTCATCTAACTGTTTATGTAAAAAAGAAATTGTAGTTAATATATCAATTGCATCCTGCTCATTTACAATCCATTTTATTTTCAACTCATGTGCTGTTACATTCCTTACCATATGCGTAACCCCATTTAACATTTCTTTTAGACCGTTTTGAGCATTTTTTTCCGAAGGTGTCTGTAATGAATTTATTGCTAATCGAGGATTATTAACTGCAAAAGCATTATTAAATAAATTTGAACCATCCTCCTGCATTCCTGTTTTTTCTCTTACCTTCTCAGACAAACTCTTAGCCGCCTCAAAAACTGCATGAAAATAATTTTCTTGTAAATATTCCTCTTTGCAACACTTTATTACATCCTGATGAATATGTCTTTTTTGTAATTCACTCACCAGATTTCTGGTTCTTCTTTCAACTTCTGAAATTGTAGTTGCTGCCTGAACCTTTAACAATTTTCCTTCGTTTGTCATCTGAAGTCCAATTAACATTAACGGTTTGTTAATTTCTAATAAAATCTCATCATAATTACCATTCTGGCCACTGATAAACCTTACCGGTTTCAGACTCTTTTTTATAAAATTAAGAAATGAATTCGATGCTCCATCCTGTTCTTGTCTTGCTAAAAATGTATAATAAATTCTCTTCCATTTTGTACTTTCATTACTGACATCCTGAACTCCACATTCCTGAAAAATTTCATTCATCTGACTTCCCGTCATGGTATCTGCAATTATACGCGCCAAAACCTCAACTTCTGAATTAGTAAGTTTTCTAATTCTCTCTGCCATAGCTTAATCCTCCTCACCCTAGTATATTATCTACATCGTTTAACTTTCACTTCAATTTTTTATATATTGTATCACAGATGATTATGTTTTGGAATTTCCCTTCCTCGCAAATGGACAGAAGAAAACCTCCAAATCTGTTGCAAACTTGGAGGCTTGATCCCAACCATTTATACAATTAAAGCTTTTAGCAAACTACTCATTATGATTATTGTACAGTCTCATAAATTCATCCGCAAATTTCTTTACAAAATCTCTATCCAAAGCAGTTGCCAATGTTTCATCATTATACTGTGCTGCTTTGCTCCAATTATATGAACCATGCATTACAAATTCAAAATCTATAATGCAAAATTTATCATGCAGCCGATTGGACAAATATGCTCCTTTAAGTGGCACTTTTACCACCTCAACATTACTTTCCAATTCACTCATCAACGTCATATTAGATTTTTCATTTGATGTAATAATTCTAATACTTATGCCCTGCTTTTTCTTTGCAAGTAATTCCTGAAAGATATCTCGGTCAGAAAACCACGCAACCGCTACCCAGATTGTATACTTTGCATTCCGAATGCCTTGAATAATTACATCTTTGATTCCATCAAATGCTACATCATGTTCATTTTGTCCATCATCTTCCAACTCTACCAATTTAGGTTTAATCTCAACTCCATACAAATCATAGTCATCATCTGGAATATAAATATCATTGGCTAAGTCAAAAAAAACATCTTTATATTCCTTTGCTTTTTTCAGCATTGGAATTGGCACTCTTAAATCCATATATTCCTGCCTCTGATTCGATACATGGGTATATGCACCGGTTTTTCTAAATGTAACTATAGAATATCTTAAAATCCCCAACAAATCATCTTTGTTCTGAATATCTTCATCATATTTTATAGTTTCTATCATTGTCTTTAAGAATTGTTTTTCATTCATTTACACATTCACTCTCCATCCGTATTTCCACATATACCCATTTTTTCATCAGATAATTTAACTGTATCTATTATTTCCCAAATCTTCATATAACAGGAGCCTCCAAGTTATTTAAACTCAAAGGCTCTCTTTTTCTTACAACTTTATGCAAGCGCAGGTTCCTTCCCTGCAATAATCGCTTTCACTTCTTCTACGTTTTTATCTGTAGCCATAGCAATCTGCTCTACAGTAAAACCATTGTTATGCATATTAAGAATAATTTTTTCTTCTTTTCTTGCCTCTCCAATCGCAATACCATCTTCTTTTATTCCCTGACTCAAGTTACACATAACGCTCACATCCTTCCTGAAGTTCTCCTCAATAGGAATATCGTATTCATTTCCAATTATGTTTAGTTTTTCATCTATTGTAAGTTCCTTGGATAACAATGCTCCCAGCAGACGGTGCAGTTCATACGTCTCATCATGTTCCGGCAGATTCTTTGCCAGTCCAAGCATGATGATATTCAGCAGGTCAAGATTTCCCTTCCATTCATAGGAACCGATCAAATCTTCCTTGGTGAGATGCACATGGCTCATGCTGCTCTCTTCCATGTTCATACATACCCAGATCGAATATACACGCTTAATGTCATTGTAGCTGGAGTTCTCAAAATCACGTTCTTTTTGTGATGAGATCAGTCTGCTTACATAAAAGATTGCCCTGTTTAAGATTTCGTATCCCTTCGGCTCGTCTTTCTGTGCTTCCACATTGATGATGATCTGTGACAATCCATCTTTCATGCGCACATAGAAAACGATATCAAATCTTACCAGACCTTCATTGATCTCTTCATTTTCTGTGTTGAAACCGACCAGTCTTTCACCATTTTTTTCGCTGGCTGCATTTGTGAGTCCAGGCTCTACCGGTACCGTACTGATATGTGGTGTTCCCTCGATGCAGTTGACCACATCCTTGGGATTCATGCCCTTAAACTCATCAACTGTTTTTACCAGTATATGTGCCAGTATGCTCTTCTGCCCTAACAGACGCTTTGCACTCGTATCATACTGTGCATCCTTGTCTGTTGCTTTCACTGCATTTTTTAATTCTGTATTCACTGGCCTTCCTCCTTTTTGTAACAGATATAGTCATCCCCAAAAAGGCATCTGACCACACCTATATTATAACTTACCCATTTCTTTTATACAATCAATTTTTATATTTGGAAAAGGAACAAAAGAAAAACTCCAAACCTGTCATAGACTTGGAGTCTTGATTCCGTCCATTTTTCACATTGTCTGCACCGGTGCATGTTGTTCCTGCTCCTCATGCTCCAAAGCATCCTGCTCTGGTACAGGCTCTACACTTTTTGCTGCTTCCTGCCCTTTTCCCATATACCGGATTTTAATGCTGCTGTAATCAACCCCTGCCGGTTCCAGCACTTTTTTCTCTAACATGTTTAACATCGCCTCAGTGTCAAATTTCCCCTCAAAATAAAGTTCCTCATCCACCTTTATCGGTACATCCATTTCTTCCGGTGAACTGCCAAGGATTGTCCTCCAGCGTCCGGCTACTTTTCCACACATTTCCATAAATCTTTCATGGATATCCGGCTGTTCATTACAGGTCTGTAAAATCCTTTGTGCCACCTTTCTCCATGTAGGTGTCTCTATCCATTCTCCCAGCGCAAACTGGACTGCCAGCGGTCTTTTCCCTTTCAGTTCTGCTGGGGACACTGTGATAAGGTTGCTTTCCCGGATCGTATCCTTCACATTTGTATGCACCTCCCCGCTCCGGTACATCTGGAGTAGTGCATCACATTTCGTGTTTACAAGCTGTAACATTTCCTCCCTCAGTTCTTCTATCAGTTGCTCATAATTCATATGCTTTTTTCCTCCTGCCTTTCGTTTTTTTATATCCATTCTCTTTCACTCATTTTCCGTTATATGCTTTCTGCTCCTGCTGTCCTTTCCTATTTTATGCCAACAATAAAACGCCCGGAGCATCGGGCATTTTATTCTTACCATAAACTGGCAGGAACAACGTTTCCTATTTACTTGCTGCCATTCCTGCCGCAGCCTTACTCATATCGAATCTCCTGTTCCATGACAATGCCTGACTGGAACTGTATCAGCAGCTTCTCGCTGGATTCCACTTTGATGGTCGAGATCAGCCGTCTGACAAGGTCATTGTCGAACTCCGGTATCTGGCAGGTGCTTGTGCTTAAGTAATGGTCGATATCTTGGATTCTCTGTTCATAGCTGTCAGCCATCCGTTTCTCGTTTCTGGCTGTTTTCTGTGTCTCTTTTAAGGCATTGATTTCCTCTGCTATGGTGCGGTAGCGTTCATCAAACTCCGGTGTGTAGGAGCCGGTCTTTGCATTCTCTGCGATCAGTGCCACCATCTCTTCCTGCTTTTCTTTTATCTTTTCTTCGTATTCCCCGGACTCTTTTGCGGTGCTGTAGTTTCCGATGACATGGATGATGTTCTGCCGGAAGTTTTCCATAAATTCCATATCATCACTCGTGATCCTGTGGATGGCTTCCATCACCGCCCTGTTTAATGCGTTCTCTTCCAGTGTCTCGGATTCCCCGCATTTCTTCACTCCGTTGGTCAGCCGGTTGCTGCATCTCCAGACCACTTTCTTTTTCCCGTTTCTCGCCCAGGTGACCCTCCGGTACTCCTGCCCGCATTTTCCGCAGATCAGCATGCCGGTCAGTGCATAGGTGGAGGAATACCGGCTCCTCTGGTTTTTCTTCCGGGTGACAGCCGCCTTGCATAAGGATGCCCTCCGCATCATCTCTTCCTGCACCCTGTAGAACAGCTCCTTCGGGATGATTGCCTCATGGTCATCTTCCACATAATACTGCGGTACAAGTCCGGTGTTCTTTACTTTCTTTTTGGTCATGAAATCCACCGTATAGGTTTTCTGCAGGAGTGCATCTCCCATGTATTTTTCATTGCGGAGCATTTTGTCTATTACCGTGGAATGCCATTTGTCCTGCCCTGTGGCGGTCTTGATTCCCTGCTCTTCCAGATGCTTTGCAATCTTCCCGGTACTGTAGCCTTCCAGATAAAGCCGGAATATCCGCTTTACGATCTCTGCCTCTTCGGGTACGATGACCAGGTCACCATCCTCGTTTTTGGTGTATCCCATGAACTTTGTGCAGTTTACGATGACCTTGCCTTTCTCAAATTTCCTCACGACTCCCCAGCGGATGTTTTCGCTGATATTGCGGCTCTCTTCCTGCGCCAGACTGCTTAAGATGGTGATAAGGATTTCGCCGGTTCCCTCCAGTGTATTGATTCCCTCTTTCTCGAACACCACCGCCACGTTCTTTTCCTTCAGTTTTCGGATGGTCACCAGCGAGTCTACCGTGTTCCTCGCAAACCTGCTGACCGACTTTGTAAGGATCATGTCGATTTTTCCTGCAAGGGCATCCTGTATCATGGCATTAAAGTCTGCCCTCTTTTTGGTGTTTGTTCCACTCTTTCCGTCATCCGCATAGATGCCGGCATTTTTCCAGTTTTCGTTTTCGGATATCTTGCTGGTATAATACTCCAACTGTGCCTCGTAGCTGCTGTCCTGCTCTTCCAGTTCCGTACTGACACGGCAGTAGGCAGCGACCTTCATTTTCTTCTCTGACAGTTTCACATTCCGGTCATACTGTACCTTGGCAGGTATCATGCTGATCTTTTTTGCTGTTTCTGCCATCTGCTCTCCCTCCTAATCCTTGTATCCGGCTGTGACACGGCTCCCATTGATAAACTCCACTTCTGCCATGTTTCCTCCATGCACCCAGATGCGTGCGATTATTTTTCTATATAAATTTTCATCGAATATTTCCAGTTCCTTTTTTCCTGCAAGGATGTTTTTGATCTCCTCTGTCCGGAACTCCCCATCCCTGACCTCCAGCGTCTGGTATCGTTCCTCTGCCCTTTCATATAGCAGTTTCATCAGGTCTACTTCTGTACGTTCCTGCTCTTCTTTCATCCGCTGCAGGTTCCGCTCCAGAACCCGGTACTGAGGACTGACCTTTTCCTCCTGCCTTTGTACCCGGAGCAGGCCTTTGTTTCGTATCACTGCATTGATGGCTTCCACACACACCTGCTTTGCCTGCCCGTCTGTAATAAAACTGTTCCTGCAGTTTTTTGTTCTGCCAGTCACATAGTTCTTGCACTTCCACTTGGCAGTGCCGCCACGCTCTTTTTTGTGGTTCGGCTGGATATGGCTGCATACCGCTCCGCATTCTGCACACCAGATGACACCTCCGAAGAGGATTCTCTCATCCCTGCCGGGCCTGTGGTCTGCCCTTCCAAGCTCTGCCCTCACCTTTTCCCGCCTGCGCTGGACTCTCTCAAACAGTTCCTCTCCTATGAGCTGCGGATAGTATTCTGTGCCAAGGTAGCTTGGATTTTCCAGTATCCTGCCGATGGATGCATGGGTCCAGGACACTTTCCCTTTTGCATTGCATATGTTTCTCCCTTTCAGGTTCTGGGCGATCCTGCCTGCCGCCACTCCGCTGTCATAGTCTGTAAATATCTGTTCCACAATTTTTCTCTGTTCTTCACAGATGGTGATTTTTCCATCCACAACCTTATAGCCGATTGGCATGTGCCACTGCATCCTGTCCGCCTCCCCTCTCCGTCAGTTTCAGTCCGTTGTGCAGGCAGAAGGTGATGTCGTGTTCCTTGGAGACCACGATCTTCTCCGCTGTCATTTTAAACAGTTGCTCGTCAAACTCCTCCCTTAATCCGTCCTGTTCTGCGATCAGTTGGATAAGCTGTTCGGTCCGTACAATTTCTTTTGTCCTCCGCAGCTTTCTGGTCAAAAGTGTCTTTTTTCTCCTGCATTCCGTCAGTTGCCAGCCAAGTTTATTACTGCTCTCCATAAAAAGAGCAGAGTCCATATATCCTTTCCTCATGACTTGGTTTAGGATTTGGCTCTGCTCGCTTATATCTTTGATTTCCTTATCCAGTTGTCTGATTTCCTCACTGTCCTGCCTTGCTGCCACAAGTTCTGTCAGCTCTTTTAACAGCGGCTCTAATATCGTTCCCTGATTGGTGTACAGCTTGTTCCACATGTCTGTAAAAGCCCGGTGCAGTACATCCTCCCGGATGGCTTTCATGCAGCAGCTCTCTTTATCCTCCACATGTCCGCTGCACGTCCAGATGATTTTCTCATAGGGTTTCCCGATGTAGATTTTCTGCCGCCGGAAGGTTCTTCCGCATTCCCCACAGATGATTCTGCCGGAAAACAGGTATCTTTTGGTGTAGTCACTCTTGTTCATGTGCAGTACATCCACCCGGTATGCCATCAAGTTCCGCACCGCTTCTGCCTCCTCATGTGTGACGATTGGCGGATGGCTGTCCTTGATGAGATACTGGTTTCTCTGTCTGTTGTTTACCCGGCGGACAAATGGGAACCTTGTTTCTGTATAGGTTCTCTGCTGTAACATATCCCCTTCATAAATCGGATTTTTCAGAATGTCCTGTATCACCCCGTCCTGCCACTTTTCTGCACCCCGGATTGTCGGAATGCCTTTCTGGTTCAGTGCCTTTGCTATCACATACACTCCCATGCCGTTTAAGTAAGACTCATAAATCCACCTTACGGTTTCTGCCTCGGATTCTATGATGACTAAATTTCCATCCTCGTCTTTTCCATAGCCATACGCTGGCGTCGATATGATATAGGTTCCATCCTGAAAGCGTTTCTGTATCGCCCATCGGTTGTTGCTTGAGATGTTTTCTGATTCCCCCTGCGCCACCGATGCCAGGATGGTAATGAACAGCTCGCTTTTTTCTGACAGCGTGTTGATATTCTCTTTTTCAAAGTAGATTCCAACGCCAATCTCCTTCAGCTTTCGGATGGTCTGGATGCATTCCACCGTATTTCTTGCAAATCTTGTGATGGATTTCGTAAGGATCAGGTCGATGTTCCCATCCTCACAGTCTGAAATCATCATCTGGAACTCATCCCTGTGCTTTACGTTTGTTCCGCTGATTCCTTCATCCGCATACACCCCTGCAAACTCCCACAGGGGGTTGCTCTCGATTTTTTCCGTATAGTACTCGACCTGTGCAGTATAGGAAGTTGCCTGTGCCTGACTGCCGGTACTGACTCTGGCATATCCGCACACTTTCAGCCTGCGTTCTTCCTGTGTATGTTTCTGCGCTTTTGCTGCCTTTATGACAGTCACTTTTTTTACCATACTTTTTTCTCCTTTCCCAGTATTTTCAAGGGTTTTCACTCCCTGTCAGCAACATACACTACCACATAGTTTTATATATATCCAGTGTTATTACAGATATACTTTTGCCAGTTCGGGGGAAAAGGTCTTGACATTCAAAACCCGGATTTTTTCCCATTCTTCCTCGGTTAACAGCTTATCTTCATGCATCCTTTTTAAGAGAAATTCAGCAATCTTATACCGCACCTCATTCGCTCCGCTTTCCATCATCTCTCCCCTTTTTCCTCCCACAATTTAAGTAAGTTAAATTCATTCTCCCAAGAAAAACACTTCCGCCCAGAAGAAACACCTTTACATCATCCCGATTTCAGCCATGGTTGCAGCCTCATCTTCTTCCCGGAAATACTGTTCCGATACATCCCTGCTGACTGAAAGCACCTCTCCCGCGTCCTTTTCTCCCATCTGGATCGGGATTAAGAACGGATGGATTTCCTTACAGAATTCCAGATTGGGACAGCTATTGATAAAATAGCCACAGGTATCTAATATCAGCCTGTCACACATATCTGTGATGACGATCTTTTCGGCTTCAAACATGTGGCTGCCGATATAATTTGCGATATTTTCTGCCGTGGTCGAGATATAGTCCTCTTTCCGCTCCCCTCCATCACTCGGATAAAGATAGGCATATCCTGCCCTCTCCGTTTCAAAAATCCTTAACATCATTTCGGTATCTTCTTTCTTCATTTCCTGTTTTCCTCCATTCCCCATTTTTCAGTTTTTCTTAACCCCACAAGAATACGGCGGAAGTTCCCCTCCGCCGCATGGTTTCTGTAATTAAGTCTTACTGCCATAATCCTTCACTTCATAAATAAAAAGTGTCTGTCCCTATTCGTCACTACTCCCCGGAACCGAAACGCCGCCAAAACAGAGAAGAAAAAATCCCAAAGCCGGCATTTCATGGGCAGTCAGTCCAGACTGTCTTTGGTCCCTGCCACTCGGACAGGCAGACATCACAGGTATCTCACCTCCACCACTGCGTGCTGGCTAATCTCAAGGTGTATCATTATAGGCCATTCCCCTCTTCGCGCCTGTCCACCACAGACAGGCTGTACCCCGACTTTCCCGCTCGGCTCCTTAGATGCGATCTTTTTCACAGCATGGCTGGCAGAAAGAACATCTGCCCGATTGCTGCAGGAGTGTCACTGCGCCCCGGTTACGGCTCATGAAACGGCTAACGTATCTGAACTGCTGGATATGGCTGGCAGGATATGGCGTGATTCCATCCTGCGCTCGGAGCCCTGCATTCCTCTCCGGCATTTTTCAATGTGCGTTTTGTCTGCCTGTGTCGTATCCACACACGAGACATGAGAGGATTCCCGGAAGAGACCATCTGTCCAGAAAAAGTTCCTCTCATAAGGTACTCACAGAAAAACACGTTTTGAGGGGGTATTAATCAAAATATTTTTTTATTTTCTTTACCGCACCGTTTATGCTCTCCCGGATGTTCTTCTCTCCGACCCCTTCTTTCGCTGCAATCTGCCGGTATGTCATGCCCTCAAAAAAATAAAAATGCAGCCGCTCTCTCTGCACTGGAGTGAGTGACTGCATTGCTTTCTGCAGGGTTTCTATTTCCATCTGCCGGATGACCGTATCCTCTACCGATTCCCCGGTCAGCTCCACCAGATCTTCCGTTTCTCCTTCTGTATATCCGTCCTTGGTCGTATGTCTGATATCCCGCATTTCCTGTGCGTGGGCTTCTTTGCGGAACGTATCGACAAGTGCCTCGTAGACTTCTCTGGTCACATAGGTGTATTCCAGCTCACCAACTGCATCTTTATAAAAATCCTTGACTCTGATCCTGATCCATTCTGACATTCAAATGTCCTCCATTTCGTAATTTTTTTGAAATGAAGGACATCTGGAGGGCCTCTGGGTTCTGCTTTACTGGAAAAAGACAATAAAAAAAGGTGCTGTTCCCATGCAAAATAAAGCATGCAAAACTGCACCCGGATGTTATCCTTATGAACTTTTCCCTTTCTGCCGCCCCCTGCAATCCGGTGCGGCATAAATTCCCCAAAACATGCCACGCCTTTCTTCTCCTAAGCCTTTTTGCGGTACTATACTTGGAAAGAAAGTGCGCTTCAATATAAGTGTAATAAGTCTTACGGTACCTGTAATAAGTTACCGTCTTGGATTGTCATCCCTCCTGTTTTCCAGAAAAAAAGTCCCTTCCGTTTGTTCGGAAAGGACTATCCATTTTCGGTATGCGACTGTATCCATAGCTGTGCTTTTCCTACGAGCATGAACAGTGCCGTGATGCAGATGCCCGTATAAACAGCGTAAGCATACGGTATCTGGCCTGCATACCACAAAATGCCAAGCACAGCCAGTTCCAACGCTGCAATCAGCCTTGCTTTTCTGCCAAAATGCTTTTGTTCCTCTTTATCCAGTTTCCGGTTCTTGCTGTGCATGGGACTGAGTAAAAAAATAATCCCTGCGGACACCAGCAATACTGCCAGCAGCCATGCCAGCGATGTCTTACAAAACACAGCCTGTGTATAAACCGGAACCAGCAGCACCAGATTGGAACCAAGATAACAGAAAATCCTGCTGTCTGAGTGATATCCACCAGTATAGCTGCGAAGAACCATAAAAGAAAGGGTAAACACTGCCACAACCGCCAGTTGCTCTGTGAGCAGGCCGATGACCAGTGCCGTCACAACGTTTAGAAGCAGGATCATACCATTGCGTATTCCAAACTGGTATAATTCCTGCTCCTCCTCTTTTATGATTCCCCGCTCAACCATACGGTGGCTGAGCCATTTCGTCATGATTTAAAACCTTCTGAGTTTTTTGGAATCTTCTGGCATCTTGTCCTGTCCGAAATACCACATGCAGGAACGGTTGGTTGCCATGGTTGTCACCATGAGTGCCAGTGCTGCCATCACGCTCATGGATTTGCTGCTCAGTCGGTACATCCAGTTTCTTTTCTTCATTTTTAGTAAAACCCTCCTTTTTTTGATATTTTCACTCTAACAGTTTCCATATAAAAATCAATCTATCTGTAACAAGTTGCAGGTTTGCTGTAATAAGTTGCAAGTTCACTCCAGTTTTGTGATTCCATTGAGCAGAAGGGCTGCCTCAAAATGTTCCCCCTGATCCTTTAACAGAAGCTCCCCGCCATATTTTTCTGCCACTTTCCGCACTGAACGGATTCCCCTGCCGTGTTTTATTTTATCTTTTTTGCTTGTCTGTCGATAGGAACTTGTCCCGGATGGCTTGCTGTTCTTAATGGATAAAAGCAGTCTGCCCTCTTGAAACTTTGATTCTACATGAACATACCGTTTTTCCTGTTCCACTGCCATTGCTGCCTCTATCGCATTATCCAGAAGATTCCCATACAGAACACCCATGTCCCCGATATCCACGGATACTCTCTGGGGGAGCAGCGTTGTAACCTGCATCGGTATCTCTTTCTCTTTTGCCTTTATGCTTTTTACTTTTAATATGGCATTCACCACAGGATTTGCGGAATAAATGATCTCTTCTGCCAGCCGGATATCTCCCAATACTTCCTGCAGTCTGTCCTTGATCAGTTCCGCACTTCCCTGTTCCGCCGCTGCGAGCAGTCCCGTCAGCCGGTTCTTCATATCATGCCGGATGTCCTGTATCTGTTCCTGATACCGTTCCATGTCCTGATAGTATTCGTTCCGGTATAAGATTTCCCTCTGGATCATTTCCTCTTCGTGCTGTTTTTCTTCCACTGTCGTATACTTTTCAATCATCAGAAAGATGATATAGTTTGTGATGATAATGACAAAGATGATACACATGCACAGCACCACCATCTGTGCCGAGATTAATTCTTTTGCAACTTCTATCAGTAAAAAACAACTGATCAGGCTGCATAATGGAATAAGTGCCAGCGCATAACTGGTTTCCTTTGGCATACTCGACACCTTTACATTCTTTCCCGCTTTCAGCCTGCAAAAGACTTCCACAATCGCAAGCCGGAATATCACCACTAGGAATGCAGAAAAATAATAGATAACAACATCATCCTCTACTATCTGTTCCATAAATACTTTGCTAAACAGATAACCTGCCGGTTCACTAATACCCATAATCCCCATATACAGCAAAACCGCAATCAGCCTGCTTACAATCCCTGCCTCATACTGGCAGACATATACACAGAGAATCGCCACCATCGTCACAAAATTCAGCCAGCTTATCCCCATCTGGTTCACCGCACTTCCAATCAGCTCGCACACTATCAGCAGAAGAACAGAAAACTCCATGGAAGTTTTTCTGTTTCCAATGAACTCCTCTAAATACCTGCGGTAAATGCAGAGGTCAAAAAGATTTATGACAAGCCTCACCCCATATAATGCCATGTCACATTCCTCCCTGCACAAATGCGATGTGCTTTTCCGTCAGCTCCTTCCGGTACCCTCTTGTCACTCCCAGCTCTGTGCCGTCTGTAAGCATGACCATGCCGCTGGATACAGAATGAACATGTTTCAAATTAACGATAAAAGAGCCATGAACGGCGGCAAACATGCGCTCATCCAGTTTCTCCCATATTTCATTCAAATTCATGTTGGACTGATATTTCATTTTCTTTGTGTGGATAATCGCCTGACGCCCCCGCTTTTCCAGATACAGGATTTCGTCAAACTTCAGACTGTACCGCACCCTGCGGTAACTAAATGAAAAACTCTGATTGGTCAGATTCAGATAGGTTCCTGCCTTCTCAAACAGCACACGGAGCCTTTCTTCTGAGATTGGTTTTGGAATAAAATCAAATGTGACAACTTCAAATACACTTGGCATGTATTTGGTATAGCTGGTAAGAAACACCAGCAATGCTTTGGAATCTGTCTCACGGATCTGTTTTGCCACCGCAAGTCCGTCCATTCCAGGCATCTCAATATCAAGAATGTACATATCCGGCTTTTGCTCCGCATCTGCACATTCCCTCAATAATTCTTCCGGTCTGGTATAAAACACATACTCCACCGCATAGTCGATCATACGCAGTGTATAGCGTCTGATCCTTTCAATGTCCTGCTGATTATCATCGCAGATTGCTACCCTCATATATCGTCTCCTTCTCAAAATATATTGATCAAATATACATCCCGGAGACTGTGCTGCTTTAACGGCCTGTCATCAGCTTTCTCATATACGCAAGCATACGGTCTATAAATGCATCCCGTTCCTCCCTGCTGCAGTTTGCAAGGAACAGTTCAATATCAACCTTATGATTTGTATCCCCCGTAACCAGATAAGTCGGCTCAATCCTGTACTTTTCATACAAGATCAGCATTTTCTCCGGCTGTAAGCCATAGACACCACTTTCGATTTTGCAATAATGCTCTACCCCTACATCCAGCGTCTCTGCAAAAACTTCCTGCGTATATCCACTGTTTTCTCTGGCGGTTTGCAACCTTTTTCCAATCTGTATATTGATTTCCTTCTTCTCTGCTTTCATGGAATTCACCTCGCTTTTATGGTAATGATACCAACGAGAAATACCCGAAAACAGATTGCAATACAACACTTAAAAAGTCGTATTGCGACATATTCCCATAAACGAAAAGTGAGCAGCAGACACCAATCCGCTACTCGCCTTCTATCTTTCTTTATTCTAATTACATTTCCTGTTATTCCACCAGTTTCCCAAGCACCACATGATTATATTGGTAACTCACAATCCTTTAGTCAAAATCGCAGTTCCATAACAGTCACAGCAATTTTATATTTTACTTCGATTTCAACTTTTTCTGGTGGATTGGCTAAAAGCCTGTCAATATCCTGTTCCTCAACACCAGCCATTTTTGCTATCGTTAGCTTGGATATGCCATGATAGGAAACAAGCACTTCCAAAAAACCGCTTAATTGCCTATCCTTATCTTCAATCGCTCCAAAATACAGAAATCCTGCTTTACTAAGTATTTTAAGACGCAATGTAGGATCATCTGGCAAACATTCCACATTGCCCATTACTACTCCATCTATTGTTTCTTCAGTTATTTCTAAATATTTTGAAAGAGTATTTTTATTAAAACGATACTCCTCATTTAAAGAAGTCAACATTTCTGAAATATTTTTTGTTTTTATCATATTTGTGCCCTAACACATTGTTTCTTTACTCTATCAACAATTTATCCAGCAACATCTGCCTATTGTTTATAAACATTTCTGTCACTTGATAACTCTCTGTTTCTTCATATTCACATAAATGTATGCTTCCATTATCAAAACAATAGATATCTGCATCTGGTATGCCTAACAGAATAGGCGAATGTGTAACTATAAAAAATTGTGCTCCCTCTTTTGCACATCTATATATTTGTATTAACAATGTAAGCTGTCTCTGAGGTGATAATGCAGCTTCCGGTTCATCAAAAAGATACAGACCATTTGGCTGCAAATTGTTCTGCGCTAACGCGAGAAAACTCTCTCCATGTGACCTTTCATGATATTTAGCAGAAGGATGCGCAAAATCTGCATATTCTTCTTCCTGCGTTGCAACATTATAAAAACTTTCGGCTCTAAGAAAATATCCCCATTTTTCCTTCCGATAGCCTTTTGAAATTCTTATCGCATCACATAATTCTGAATGTGTATCATGCGTAGAAAAAACATAATTCTTTGTTCCACCCTCAGGATTAAAACCATGTGCTACGGCAAGTGCCTCCAATAAAGTGGATTTACCACTGCCATTTTCTCCGACAAAAAAAGTAACCGGTTTGTTGAAATCAAGTTTTTTAACACCCCCAAAAGCCTCAATTCTCTTTAAATAACTATCGTTATCAATTCTATCCCAATCGAATGTTACTCCTTGTATAAATTGATTATTCATTTCATTACCTTTGCTTTATTTTTTTATCTGAATTGTACCGTCTGTTTTCCCAGTTAGGATCAGCCTTTTTTGCGGCATCATAAAATGCCTGTCTGTAAATTCTCTCATATTTTTCAAGGGTGTACCCGGCAGCCAATCTGTCCTTTTTCTGCATTTTGCGGTACAAATTGTTATATACCTCGGAACGTTTTGTTGTATCTCCATTGTGGACACTGGGACTGAACAGAACTGCTGTTCAACTGAGACAACTGAAAACTGCCTATTGCATTTACTCCTGATGTCCCGAATGTTTTTTGAAATAAAAAAGCATTATCTGTAATCTTTGACATAAAACATCCTCCCATCTCTATTCCAAAAAATTATAACTTTTCCAATGTTAATAATCTGCTCAGTTTCTCTATTTCCTTTATCAGATAAAATAACCTGTTCTCCTAGTCCCATATCATCAAACGACCATATTACGCATACAAAGACCATCTCTTTACAAGATGACCACTGCCTTAAATTCATTTTCATCGCAGGAAAGCACCATATCACCGCCATATTTATCCACAACTGCTTTTACATTTAACAATCCAATGCCGTGATGATCCCCTCTTTTGCTCTTTATTGTGTCATTTTCAATTTCCACCTTTTCTGTCACCGGATTTCTCACCGCAAATATCAGTTTATGATCTTCGCACTCTAATTTCAGATGAATGACCGCTTT